CCATTGAAGGCAGGCCCAAGTGACTTGGCAATCTCGCCAGCCTGCTTCATAGCTTCGGCGACGCCCTTCTTGCCACGACCAAAGACTTTTGCAAGTTTTAGCCCAGTTCCACCTAAGTTCTTACTTGCTGCGTTAATTTGTCCCTGAACAGACGCTAGCGTCTTACCTTCATTTGAGGCTAGCGAACCATACTCTTTCCGTATGGCTTCTAATTCTAATCGAATTGGACTAGGGCCACCTCCACCGCCCGATTGTGCCATGCCTATCAATCCGCCCATTATCTTAAAGGGCAACATGAGTATAGACTTGCCAAGCTTGCCAACAGTACCGATAATACCCATTAGCCCCTTACCAAGAGACTTAAGCATATTTAGGGAACCAGCAATTCCGGACATCATTCCGCCGAATGCGCCAACTGCTGCAGCTTTACCAACGTTTATCTGTGCGTTTCTTTTCTTAAGCGCTTCTTCCTCAGCTTTAGTAGCGGCAGCGGCCGCGGCAGAGGCTTTTCCAGCTTTATTACCATATTCTTTTGCAGCCTTCGCGGCTTTAAGCGTGGCATTATCAATAGCACCCATTTGTTCAGCGATCTTGTCAAGCTCTTCACACTTAAGAGCTTTACACAATTGTATAGCTGTTTGAACTTGTCCGGAGAGTGCTTTTTGATTAGTAGCTAGCAGGGCAGTCCGGGCGCTGAGAACCTTATTGATCTCTTGCTGGATTTTTAGATTTCCTGCGTCACCTTCGGCCATTACTCATTTATCCTCTGACAGTATAATTGCTTATACACTAAGTATTCGCAATACAAAGTTTGCTGTAAATACTATAATTGCCAGGACAAGCCAGTAATATCCTTAAAGCGGCGAGCAGAATCTTTCTTCTTTTGTATTAGAGACAAGATATTTTCAAGCGTTGCATTTTCTGAATTTAACGCCTCGTATAGATTCTTGCTGTGTTTTGCTGTTTCACAAAAAGCACTAACTCTTTCTCTAGAGCCTGTAATTGATATCCCAGCCTGTTCACCTATAATGTATCGTGCAATAGAAACATTAAGGGTGTCTAAATTGTTTTTCATATTGGCCTCCTAATACTAAATATGCCTGTCGCTTAATTATGTGAATCTTCTAAGTTTAGAAGGCACTTGTGCTCTTTGTCGTCCCATTAATGAACGCTGATCAGCTGTATTAGAGTGGGCTGCCCTAGAAGCACCTGACTGGGCTTCATTGGCGGCCTTGAGCTCTTTATTAAGACGCTCTATAAACCAAATACGCTGCCATATAGGAATATTGTAGGCTTCACGATATGTAAAGCCCATATAATACATTAGCGTAAAAATTTGATCAAGAAAGTAATGCTTTGTCTCTTGGCAATTACTCGGTGTCAGGCCAAAAAAAGTTGGCACCCATCGGCAGACGCACCTCGCTACTTTCAAGGCAATGAGGACAGTCCATCCAAGACTTCATCTCAATACCTGGTTCGTTTTCGTCCATGTGACGTCGAAGTGTTAAGGAATCTCTTGCCGGCATATTTCGGATAAAATGCTGAATCTTGCTATTATCGTCAATGTTGTCAACCTGACTGATTGCATAAATTAACTTTTGTGTCACAAGATTGTCAGCTTGCATGCCCTGCTTTTTTCTACGTTCAGATGCAACAGTAATTTCTGTCTCATCTTTTCCTGTTAAGAACTTATAGCGCACGGTCTTTTTAGTGACTGGAAGTTGACATTCAAACACATTTGACCCTTCAGCAACTGGCTGAATAGTTAGGCGCTTGATCGGTAATTCTCCAAGGTTAAATCCTTGCTTGGACCTTTCGCCGCATGCTGGGCAGTCTACTTCAACAGAATATTCGCCGCCGTAGCCAGTAATACGAATAGCAGTCATAAGAGCGTTTCTATCGCCAGAGAGCATTTCATCCGGGTCAATTCGCTTATCAACCAGGCATGATCGAATTAGCTCTGTAATGACTGTGCCTTTTTTAATTAAAGTTCGGGACGTCAGAATATCTTCGTCCTTAGCAGTCATTGCACGGATTTCGACTGTTTCTTGTCCATACATGGGTGAATCAGACGGGTAACATTTACCTGCTGATGGGAGTGGTACTGACTCTACAGGGATTTCAAACCCGAAGTCATCTTTCATAACATTACGTCTTGGGATTGCAGCTTGTGGGCCGCCTTGTCCTCCGAAGACTTCGTTTCTTGATTCTCTTGTTGGCTGATCAGACACTTGCTTTATCTCCTTAAGCGCTAAGTTCTAGCATTAGTTTATAATAATCTTTTGCAAACTAAGTGCTGTAAACTAAAACAAGTGTATTGTGAGGGACTTGTGTAGTAAAATAAAAAGGGTGGCCGAAGCCACCCTTTTATAAAAGTTTTATTATGCCTTAGTTTGATTTAGTACTGTAGTACACAATTATCGAATCTAATCGATAACGAAACTTCAGTAGCATCTTCAGCACCATAGTCTAAGTCACCAAAGGTGGCATTAGTAAGGAAGCATCCCTTAAGGTCCCAAAGTTCTACAACCGTACCTACAGGATCAAGAAGCTTGAGCTGACAATCTCTCTTGTAGAAGTCAGCATATCCTGCGCGGCCTGAGACAGATTCGAAGTGTGTTCGAACCCATTCCATAACCTGCTGTGCGCCTGATGGTGCAATTGGATCGTGTAGTGTTACTGAAATCGCCTCGAACTTTGTCTTACCTGCAAGGTAACGAGTAGAGTTCATGTAAGGAATTTCTTGCTCCGCAATCGTAACTGTTGGTCGAGCAGCAGTCTTCATAAGGAAGGCATCGATGCCTTCGATAGCGAAGACCCACCGAAATTTTCTTTTCGGCTCAAACTTATTGGGTAGCATGTCTGTGACTGAAAGCGTCTCTGCCATTTTCTTATTCTCCTAAAAAGCCTTGGACGTATCTAAATATCGCCGTCATCTAGTTTTTATATCTCTGCACCTTGATTGGTCACAACAAAGTCAAGTGAGATGAACTCGACCGAACGTGTCGGTTGCAAGAATATCTTTCCTCGTATGGTGTTGTTCTCAACGTCTGCTTGAGTTGTGGTTGTTGTATCTATCTGAACTTTGAACCTATCCAGTCCTTGTTGCGCTTGAATTTGCTGAAGGATTGGATTAACTGACGCAGAGAATCGCGCAAGTGTTTCTGCTCTGTTTGGTTCGAACAGAAGACCATTTGCAATTCTCTTTACACGACGTCTAATCTCAATGAGGAGACGTCGCACGTTAACTCGGTCAAGAGCACTTTCAGCTGCCTGAAGTGTTTTCTGACCGAAGACTACCACTCCCGGCGTGTGCGGGAAGCTAGTAATTGGGTTGATGTCGGCTTCATAAAGTGCATCTAGATTCGATCTATTGAGCTTAACTTGTGACTCAATGACAGATTTAAGAGATCCTCTAGAGAAACCTGCCGGTGCGAACCATGGATGTGCAACGGCGTCGTTGAGCGCGAAGGCTCCGAGCACAGCAACTGATGGTGGGCATTGTAGATTTGTCTTTGTAACCGGATCAGTTATCACGACATCTGGGTAGTAAGCAGCTGCGAATGAGCTGTCTAAGTTTCTAGACTCATGATTGTTTACCGTATAAGTTACCGAAGGAAGCTGTACATTTGAACCCGTCATAAATGCGTTTTCATTGTCCTTCTCTTCAATATCCATGATGTACATTGCGTCGAATCTATCTTCGACCGCGTCAATCGCATAGTCTGTAACTGATGCATGACGAAGACCTGGTATAGCTAAAAGCTGGATATCAACATCTGCTTTTTCTTCTATTACATCAATACCTTTTCTATAAGCAGCGATTGTTGAACCAACGACACCACCTTGATTTGTCTCGTCACCGAATTCGCGACGGGCAGCAATATCTGTTAAAGCAGCCTTTTCCTTGTCAAAGTGATTTAGTCCATCAAATCCACCCTGTGCGAAGACAGTAAACTTAAGATATTTTCTGCTTGGCAAGTGATTGAAATCTTTACTTGGATCCAAGAACCTTGTGACATCTCCTGGATACACAGTTCCATCTGAGTCTGTTAAAGTTGCGTTCTTAGCAGAAGTTCTTCTGTATAGAGCAGCACCCCATCGATTAGCTAGTGGGCGATCAGTAGAACCAGTTGACACCTGAATATTCTCTAGGGTGAACTTGTTATTATTGAATGCGTCGCAGTCTAGAATAACTGATCCGTCTGCAGCCTTGCCACTATTGTTACCTACCGATACATTTCGCCATGTATCCTGGTGACGTGGGAAGTACTTAGTGAAAGAAGCAAGAGAAGGATCAACCCTGTTTGAGGCATTTAGATCCTTAGCATTGTTTTGAACTTCCCACTGAACACCCCAGCAAAGTGATGCATTAAGCTTCTTCTTAAGACCTACACCTTGAACAAGATGGTTTCTCATTGGGATAGGACGTTCCTGAAGGGCTGAGATTTCTGCTAAAGTAAGTCCAACAGATCCTGAAATTGCTCCGACAACCAACTCTTCACCAGTGGCTGTTGTGCCTGCTGTTAATAAGTGGTGAGGCCCTTGGAAACCTACAGGAATTGCTTCATCTGCAATTGACCCACGCTCGACCTGTACATCAACTTCAACGCGGATGTATCGTGAAACGTTTGGATGTGATCCTTCAATACGAAGCTTTTGACGTCCCTTAGGCTGATCAAAGTCGTAATACATGTTAAGATCACCAATAACTCGTGCAATATATCTATCAGACGATGGATCTAAGCTTAGACCTCGGAAGGCCTCAAATACGGCAGGATCTTGGTCTGTATCATAGAAGTCACGAATTAAGAGATCGAACTTACCAAATTTTTGATTATTGTTATTGCTAGCAGCAATATTTTCAATAGTAATCTTAAAGAGATCATTAGCAGAAGCGCCGTCGTCTATGGCGTGAACCCTAAACAGCTTCTTATTTCTTCCGCCAAACTTCTGTGAGATAAACCATGGGGTATGAGCTGCTCTAAAGCGATCCTCAAAGTTCTCATAGTTTGGAATTGAGGAGTTACCTGAGTTGCGTCCTCTAGTTCCTGTAAGAAGTAGAACTGATTCGTTTGTATTACCAGCTGTGGCTTTTCCTGTAGCATCTGGAGCAGCTATTGAAGGATGAATATCGTAGTTGGCATAAAGTAAGTGGCCAGCTTCTTGCATCTT